TCCTGTTGCAGTTGGCTCAAATGTTATTCCATATGTTGTACGGGATTTTAATTTAGAAATATCTAAGTAGTTCTTCCCTTTTCTAAACCACACCTTTTCACCAGTTGTCGGTTCTTCTGCTCCTACATATACCTCAGCTTTGCTTAATCCAGCACTCTCTTCAAAATCATCATCTTCTACTATTATCTTTGCTGTTTCAGGTGCTTCTTTTTCGTTTCCTACAAATACTTCGTTTGCTTCTATATCTTCCCAGTTAGCATCTCCGTTAGTTTCGCTTTGTTTTGTTAAGACTTGTCCTTTTGTTCCACCTGTTGGAAGTGCTTGGATATTGTTTATTCCTTCTTCTATATTATCTTGCATTTTATTTAATACATATGCTGAAAGTGGTGTTGCTCCATCATACTGCGCTTCATTTATTAAATATTCTTTTCCATCTATTACAACATACCCTTTTTTAGTAAGTTGTCCATCTTCAAAGTTAATCTTTTCCATCATTAACTCCTTTCAATTCTTGTATTTCTTTTAATAATATATCTATTTGTTCTTGTTGTTTTTGTAGTTTTATATCTGTAGCTTTTTGTTTTAATATTAAAAATTGTTCATAATTAATTGTGTAATAAATTGTTTCATCATCTATTTTGTATTGTGTTTTTTGTACTATTTCATAATCAAATGGATTTTTATTGTACTTTCCAAATATTTCCATTAGGTCTTGTGCTAAAATACCAAACGAAATTAATCCATTTCTATTAGCTACTTTAAATTGTTTCATTTCTACTTCATCTATTATTTTTATAAAATCCTCATCTATATCTTGTATTTCTGTTTTTAATCTTTTATCTGATAATGTTCCTACGTTTGTAACATCTACAAAAAACTGTAATTGACTTCCAGTCCAATGACACATATATTTATGTCCTGTATCTTTTCCGTTCATAGTATAACCAGATGATGCTTTTATTTGGTCAGCACTTATTGTTCCCGTATTAATGTGATTTCCAACAATCATCGTTGTTCCTATATAATCCAAGCTTTTATTTTCAACAATAATTAATGGCTGTCCTGTATATTGTAAGAAAACTCCACCTTTGCCATTTTGATCATGCATCTGTAAAGCATTATTATCAAAACTAATATACCCTTCTGTACCATTAATTTTCATTGCAGTGTATTCTTTGGAATTTAATATTATTTTTCCACCATCTATTGTTGCATTTTTCATATTTGCACTATTACAAGACATATTTCCATCTTTGTCTACATTAAAATTCGTACTCTTTATTACAGTATTGTCACTTGTTAAATTTATTGTTTTTCCGTTTAAGACTGATTTTATTTGCATCGATTGTAACTTTTTCACTAGATTGATTAATTTTTGAAATAATTTCATCATTTCCCACCTTCTTACTTACAGTACTTGTTATATTATCTGTTGTTTGTTTTATACTTGAATACTGCTTATTTGCATTCTCTTTAGTTTCATAATTTTTTGATACTGTACTTGTTATACTATCTGTTGTCTGTTTTATTTCTGATTTTGCTGTTGTTAATTCTTCTTTTGTAGTATAAGTTTTTGATACAGAACTTGTTATTTCATTAGCTTTTAAATTTATAGCACTATTCATTTCTTCTGTTGTTGAATAACCTGTTAATTTTTGATTTACATTTAATTCAATACTTTGTGCTGATTGATTTATTGCACTATTCATTTCATTTACTGTTACATATAATTCGTTAAAGTCGTTTTTAACAAGATATTCTGCATATATTTTATTGCCGTAAACATCAACCAAATAAATATAATTATCTCCTTCAAATAAAGTGATTTTTATATCTTTTAGTGGTTCTTTTATTGGCTCATCTAATATTTTTAAAACATTTAAGTCCATTAGTTGTAATTTTCTTAATACATAAGTTTCTTCTCTTGTTATTACTATACTATCGTAAATATCTCTTCTTACTCTTAATTCTTCTATATCTACTTCGTACTCTTTTTTCTCACTTGAAGGATTTTTTCTACTTTGTTTGTCTATTACTATTTTATATTTCATACACTACCCTCCTTTTTGATTTGGTTGTAAACCTGCTCTTGGAAATAAGTTTGTTCTTGGGTATAGTTCACTTACAAATTCTTTATTGCCTTTTATTTCTAGTTTTAATATTTCATATTTTCCTGCATCTGTTATATGTAATTCTGAAACATTTTCTACTTCTCTTTTATAATCAATTACATCTTTTACATTTTGCTTTATACTATCTACATCTTGTTCTACTTTTGTTAATTTTTCTTCATGTTCAGATGTTTCTTGGACTAATTGTGTTATTTTTCCATCAATTTGATTTATTTCACTTTGTACCCTTTTTATCTTGCTAGAGTTACTTTGTTTTGTTTGCATACTTTCTTGTTCTGTTTTTGCTTGTATTTTACTTTTTATATTTGCTTTAAATTTTCCAGCATACTCCAACTCACCTTGAAACAAAACTTTTTTACCATCTATAACTAATATATCGCCTATGTCATAAGCTGGGTCTATTATTGTTTCACCTTCAAATGTATATACTTCAAAATCCTTTATTTGATTATAGATATTTTCTACTTGTTCACTATCAACTATATACATATTGTTTTGGTCAATAAATACTGTTGCTTGTGCTTCATCTCCAAATTTGTAATTTTGTATTCCATCTTCATAAGAAACTTTACTTACTTTGAATTTATCTCCCCAAGTAAAATCGCCAAACAAATTAATATCAAAATCAATAGTATCTTTACCAAAGTTTTTTATATAAAGTTTTCCATCTCTTCCTATTACTGCAAATCCACCTGCTTGTTCTGCTATATAACCTAAATATGTTCTTGCGGTTACAGTGTTATCATATACCGCTATTTGTTTTTCTGAATTAAGAAAAGAAGTAGAACCCAGTTCTACTCCTAATTTAATACATATGTCTTTTAATACTTCTAGCATTGTCTTTGGGTATATTAGATTACTTCCATCATATTTTGTATCTTCAAATTTTTTCATGTAATCTGTGGCTTTTATTTTTACTTTAAATTCATCATCTTCTACGGATTGAATTGTAAAATACCCTATTGGTACTATTTCATCATTAACCCCAGTTTCAACATAAACTTTTTCATAATTCTCTGGTAAATCTCTTTTATCTATTTCAAATTCAATATCTTTCTCAGGAGTACAACCTAAACAAAATTCATCATTATTAAATAATTCTAATGTCAAACTAAAATCCACAATATGATTAGGTTCAATTTTATTTCCATCTATGTATATATTTAATTCATGTTGTGTTGAATCATTTAATACTTTATCTTTATAATTTTGACTTGTATTATACATTTATAGCCTCCTATGAATTTGCATTTTTCGAAGCTTGTTTTTGAGCTTCTGTTAGTTCTTTTTGCATTAAATTAAAAGAACACTTCCATCTTGTTTTGGAAGTGTTCGTATTTAATTCTGTATCTATCATTTCTACTTTTCTTTTTGAAACTCTAAACTTTGCTCCTTCTAAAAATCCACCATTAACAACTGGTACTTTTACATCTAGAATAAATGGGTTCTTATATGTTTTTTGTATTAGTTTCTCTGCCTCATCTTCTGAATTTAAATCCCATGACATAGAAAGTTTTAACATTCCTACTGCTATAGGATTATCTATTAATGCTCCTGTCTTTTTACTTGTATAGCTATCATTGTCTGTGTCTTCTATGTCTGCACTATATGATGAAGGTGTTGGTAAATTTTCTGTTTTTCCATGCTCTCTCCATATCATCTTAATCACCTACCATTACTATTGTATTTTTTCCAGTTCTTCTGGTTTTTGAATTTATATAATCTATTGTCTCATCAAATATTTCTTTTCCTAAATATTGTATTGTTATATGTACTGGTTGTCCATTACCACTATTAAAGTCTGACAATACATCTTCAAATGTATCTCTCATTATGTTTTGTGGTGTTACAATCTCTGGGTTTGTTTTAGCTCCTGAATATTCTCCTGCTAATACTGTTGTTGCTTCTGTTAATACACCACCTTTGGCTAGACGTGGTAAACTTAATGTATTTATAGTTCCAACACTCACACCAGGGATTAAGTTTATAAGTTTTATTCCCCCATTTATTAATCTTATTGCACTATTTATTGTTTTTTCTATTAATGATATAACACCATTTATTCCAGTTTTAACTGCTCCTGATATTGCATTTCCTATACTTGTACCTAAATTAGAAAATGTATTTTTTACATTATTCCAAATACCACTAAAGAAATTTCCTATATTGCTAAAAATATTTTTTATTCCATTGTATGCCTCTTGAAACTTATTTTTTATACCATCTTTTATTTCAGTAACTTTATTAATTATATTAGTCTTTAAGTTTGAGAAGAAATTACTAACATTATTTACCCAATTAGATACTGTTTCCTTCATTTTATTGCATACATTGACTACCGTTTCTTTTATTGTATCCCAATGTTTAACACATAAAATTATAATAGCAATTACGGCAGTAATAGCTGCTACAATTAATAATATAGGCCAATTAGCTGCTACCCATGCTATTCCTTGTGCAATTAATGCTGCAGTATGTTTTAAAGTTGCTACTAAAGCTCCCGATTGTACAAAATTATATAATTTTATTCCCGCAACAACTAATCCTATTGCTATAGCCAAAGATTCAAGAATTGTTACTGCAATTTCATTGTCTCCAATCCATTTTAAAGCATTCCCTATTGAATTTAAAATATCTCCTGCTATTGAAAGGGCTATTTCACTTAATGGCTTAATAAGACTCAAAAAGTCATCTAATACTGGTTTTATAAAAGTAAGTATTCCAGAAAAAGCATTAGATACCCCATTTAAAAACTTCTGAAAACCTTCACTTGCTGTTATTTCCCTTATTGTATTAAGGATACTATTCAACATATCTGCCATTGTTTGAATAATCGTATCTCCATTGCCTTCATATTTCCAAGCATTTGAATAAGCTTCTGCAATATTTCCTATTATTGCTAAAATGTTTCCCAATATCGAATATACTGTTCCATTAGTTATAATTTTCTCAAAACTTCCCCATACTGCTGATATCAAACCTGTTACTTGTCCTGCTGTTGTCTTTATTTGTTCTACTAAAGCAGGTCCATATTTATTCCAACTATCAACAAGTGGTTTAAAGAAATCATATAATTTTTGTGATAGTGCTGACATTTGATTATCTATTCCAGATAAATCAAAGTTTGGAGAACTTACACCTCCTCCGCTATTGCCCTTATCTCCAACATTATTTATTTCACTATGTACACTTGATAAACTTTTACTTGTATCTTTTGCACTTTTTTGTGCACTCTTAAATGCCCCTGCACTCGCTTTGGCAAATATATTTACCCTAAATAATGCATATACTACTGATTGAATAGCCTTCATTAATTGATATACTAACCCTATTACATACTGTATTACAGGTGCAAATGCACTTCCCATAGCATACTTCATATAATTTATATTTGCACTTAATTGTTTTGCTCCCGCATTTTGACTAGATAACCAACTTTGTGCACAACTACTTAACACTGAATATACACTTCTTAAAGAAAATAAAGCCATAGCATATTTCAAAATATGTCCTAGACCATTTTTTACTCCTATTCCCATTCCTTTTATATTATTTGTAATATTTTGAGTTATTTTTGGTAATCCTTTAAAGCTATCTTTTATATTAGATATACTAGGTTTTACTTGTTCAATTTTTTGTTTAAATGCTCCAAAAAAGCTACCCAATTTATTTTGAGTAGTTGCTGTCTTATTTGTTTCTTGATTTAATTGTGTCATTTTATTTTTTGCTTCACTTAGTTGTTTATTATACATTTCTATTTCTGTATATAACTTTTGTGCTTGACTATTTAATGATGTAAAATCTTTATTTGATTTCAATGCATTATCAACTGTCATATCCATTGCTTTATCATTTGGATTTATTCCCTCTGGTGTTACGTTTTTTCTAGTATCATCTACTATTTTATCAATTTGTGGATTTATTACACTTAATTTAATTTGTCGTGCATTTATCTTTTCTTGTAAACTATCTATTTGCTTTTGTACTTGAGATATTTGTTTTTGTGCATCTTTATTATTTACTTTAATTGCAATTTCATTGTTTTCAGAACTCTTTTTTAAGTCCTGCATTTTCTTTTTCATAAAATTAACTGCTTGATGTAATTTGCTTGTCATTGCCTTTGTGTCTACTTTTGAAAAAGCTTCTTGAACTTGTTTCATTTTTTCTTTTATTGCTGGTATCATTTTTTCAAATTCTTTCAATGCCTCTTCTACTTTTGCAGTTACTAAAATTTCTATCTCTTCTACTGTCATTGTTATTCCTCCTTCCATATTTTCATTATAAAAAGCACCAGTTTAACTGATGCTCTATTTTAAGCTACTTCTTTTAAATCTTTAACATTCACTATCATGTTTCGTAAATTTTCTAGAATATCCTCCCAAAAATATTCTGGCAATTCTCTATATGTTGCAACTCCATATTGGTCATTTATCTTTCCATATACCCTAGGGAATATTTTAGATTTCATTTGATGATATTCAAGTCCATTTTCTTCACAAATTAATTTTACTTTTTCTTTTACTGCTTTTCTTAATAATCTTGCTTTATTTGAACTTAAATATATTTTCTTTTTAATTATTTCATCATGTTCTTGAAGTCTATTATCAACTTCTTGAAATTTTTGTTCTGTTTCTGTTTTAAAACCTGCAAAAGCATAATTCATAACTGTTTGACTTTCTGTAAGTCCCTTTATTAAATCTTTAATGTCTAACTCCTTTGTTTCTTTTCTTAACTCTTTATTTTCTTTTAATATTATATCATTCATTTATTATCTCTCCTTCTCCGAAAATTACATTTCCGACCATATTATTTTCATTTCTTAATGCTTGTTTCATTAAAATTGTCCAACTCTCAACTTCATTTATTTTGCTTTCCAATATTTTTCTATTTTGAGTAGGTATTTTTTGCAATTCTTCTTTTAAGTAAGTATATTTAGAAGCACTATCAAGAAAAGTTTTTATATTTATTAGTAAATTATCTAATTTTACATTACTATATACTTTGTCCTGATGTATCTCTTTATCTAATTTCATTCTGCTTATTGTATTTTCTGCCTTTTCTGCTCTTGCTCTTAATGTTTTTAATTCCTCTTCTAGTTCTTGTTTTTCTAAAATCAGATTTTCTGGTATTACTTCTTTTACAACTTCTTTTTCTATTATTTCTTTTTTTGGTATTTGAATATTTTCTATCTCATTTTGTAATGTTTTTATTTGTTTTTCTTTTTCTTTTATTTCTTCTTGAAGATCATTAGAAAGTTCTTGTTCTTCTTCTAATTGTTTTTTTATTTCTTTCTTTTCTTTTACAACTCTTTCTAATTCTCTTGTTGTCATATCTTTAACTTTATTTTCTTTCATTACTTCTTGTCTGTCTTCTTCATCTAGTCCAGCAAGTGCAAGTAATTTTCTAGTTCCTAAATGCGACACTGGTGTCGTATTTGAAAAAACTGTTGCAACTTTTACAAATCTTTGTGCAGTTCTTTCCGTAAAATCAACTTTCTCTTTTAACCATTTTAAATATTCTCCGTGTTCTAATCTTTCTTTTACTTCTATAAGTCTTCTACCTATTTCTATAATATTTTGTGCTGTTTGGTCTTTTAGTATAAGAATTTCTGCTGTTGTTTTTTCTATATTGAACTCTGTTAGTTCTTGCATATTTTCTACCTTCCTCTCTACCTTCATAATAAGATATTATTGTAATTAGTATTGTTGGAATATAAAAACAGAATAGTGTTCCCCATATGTTAGTTACATACATTCAGAACACCCTCTTTCGTTAAGTTCCTTTATTAGATGTTCCCATGTTGTTTTGCCTTCTTCAACTAATTGGTAAGCATTTTTGCAAATATTATAAACTTTTGAATCAATTCTTTTGTTTATTTGACTTTCATATTTAATAACATATTTATCAAATTCACTTATTTCAAATTTCTCGTCCTTTTGTAAATGGTATCCATCTTGTAATCCTTCTTCAATTCCATATACAATATCGCTTAAATTTCTTGTTTCATTTGGTGCAATACTTATTACAGTAGTTCTACCTTTAATTGTAAAAGTAAAATAAGTACTACCTTTAAAACAATTTTCTTTGTCTTGTTCTTTTGTTCTATATTCAATTTCTAATTTTTTCATAATAAAAAGACCTTCCTTTCAATTCTCTATTGAAATTCCAGCCCTACTGTGATACAATATATTTGTAGGAACTAAAATTTCTATGCGTTGGATAATGTGAAAATTTGGCGATGGACACATTATCCTATTTTTTTATTTCATTATAAACCTTATCTATTCCTTCTCTAACAATTTCAGACTTATTTTTATTGCTATTATTAATACAATATTCTAATTTTTCTTTATCTTCTTTAGATATTCTTACTTTTAGTTCTTCATTTTTAGGATTAGTAGTAGGTCTACCCATTTTTTTATTTTCTATTTTTCTCACCTCACTTTTGTTCACACATATATATTATAATATGTTCCCACAAAAGTCAAGAGGTATTTTAAAATTTTTTCAAAATTTTTCTACATAATAAAAAAGCACCTACCTAAGTAAGTGTTTTATTTTATTTTCCAGTCATATCCACAACTTTGGCATAGACATACTTTTTCTAGTTTTGCTTTTGTCTTTTCTTTTCCTTCAAGCTTTTTAGGTATAAACAAATTAGAAACTCCAAAAGTAAACAAACCTGCCGTTCCTCTCATTGCACTATGTGCCATTTTATGTCCCAAACTATTGCTTTTCTTTTGAGTTTTACTTCCGACTTCCTGCATATTAATTGTTACATTCTCACTTCCACATTTTGGGCATTTCATAGTAATACATCTCCTTTTTCATTTTTTATAAAAAAATTATACCACTTTTAGTTATACTTTTGTGTCGAATTTTGTCAAAAAGCATATTTTTTTAATTTTTTTCTGCTTTCATTATGCCTCTCATTCTTCTTATAATTTCTTCTGGAGATTGTACTTGTTGTTCTTCTTCCTTAAATAATTCTTTGTAATTTTCTCTAATTGGTACTATTTTAGGATTTCTACTCATACTATCTGCTCTTATAAGCTTATTTGTTACCGCTTCTTGTAAATTAATTTCACGTTTTAAATCATCAATTATTTTTACAAGATGAGTTTGACAATATGCATTTATTTCTGAATATCTACTATTCCAAAATTCGTGTGGTTTCATATCAAAATAATATGCAAGAGACTCAATTGAATAAATCAATTCAACTAAATTATGAGCCTCTTTTATTTTTTCTACTATATCATTTAGGCCTCGTAACCTTGAAATCCCTGTTCTTGAAATTGTTTCTCTGCTATTTTGCTCATTGCACTTTCTGCTGATTTTTGAACTAAATCGTTCATATTCATTGTTGATAAAGGATTTGATATTATTTCTTTTAATTCTTTCTTGTTCATTTTCTTTTTGAAAAAACCCTCTTCATTCAATGCCTCTGCAATCTTTCCGTATAAATCATTTGCTGTTATTCCTTCTACTCTACAATCATCCATAAAGTCATATACTTCATCTGATGATGCAAATATACTTTTACCATCTTCATTTTCTGCTAATTTAAATATTATTTTTGATAAAGCTTCTCTATCACATATTGCATATGCTTTTGTAAATGCTTCTTCAAAGTTTTTATTTTTTAGTAGATTAGCTATGTCTACTATTTTTCTTGTTTTTAGTACTAAATTTATTGTTTTATTTTTTGTTTCTATAATCATCTTTAATTCTCTCCTTTGCAAAAGAGAGAAGGCCTAAGCCTCCTCAGTATTTTCTTTATTTTCTTCTATTGTGCTAGTAACTTTCTTCGTTCTACTCCTAGCACTTAATGTAGAACTATTCTGTGGGAAATCCTTTGTTTTCCATTATTTCTGAGCTTCTATAAATTGTTAATTTTGATTTTAGCATATCATCTATAGCTATTTCGCTCATTCCTATATGGCATGTGCCTGTAAAGTACCATGTTAATGGCTTACCAGCTTCTGATGTACTTTCTGGTAATTGAACTTCCCAATAACCATTTGTTTTTGCTGTTTGTACAGCTTTTAACTCATCATATTGGTCTTCTTTAAATAATATTTCTATTTCTAGGTTTTCTGCTTTTTGTCTTCCTTCTGCCATTCTTTCATCAGGAATATCTAAAGCACTATAAGTCACTCCTTCTGGTGCTTTTAAAAATTCTGGTATGTTTTGTACAAAAGCTATTTGTTTTCTTTTTCCTGCTGATTTTAAATCTTCTAATGTATCAGCATGGAATAGTTTTGTCATTGTACTTGTTTTTGGGTCCATTTTAAATTCCTCCTATTACTTTATAAAATCAAATGAGTTCATTATAGAATTATAACGAACCTCAAATGTTATTGTTATACCGTATTTTTGCAATATAGAATCATATATTGCTGGACTGGTATTTGTCCTTATAAAATTAAATTCTTGAAGTTTTTTATCAACTTCATCTGCCATTTTCATTGCTTGGCGTTGCTTTTCATTCCAACAAGTTACTGATATTTGAAATGTAGATTTGATTGGAAATGCATTTTCAGTTAAGTTTACTGATTTCAAAGGCGTATGCAATTCAAAACAAGGAAATTTACTTGTTGTTGTGGGATTTGTTAATATTTGTTTATATTTTAATGATTCTAGTTTTTCATATACTAAATCACTGAACTCTAATACACTTAAATCTTTCATTTACATACCTCCATTAACATTTCATCTAATTTTTTCTTAACTATTTCTGCATTTTCATTTCTACTTTTAAAACTTGCATCAGACATAAAGTGGTTGGCTTTCATTCCATGAGCAATATAAAAATCCATACCTTGAATATTTACAACTGGGTATGGCAATGCTTTTTCAACTTTGCTTACTGGAATAAACCATTCTGTATAACCACTCTCTAAAAAGTGTTTCGTTTTTCCAATATGTTCCATTTCAGCATTAGCACCTGTCCCAAAATATTCAAAAAACAAATATGAAACTCCATTACTCATAAATTTAGAAGGGTCAGCATAAACTTTTCCTTTCACTTCTTTAGTAGACATATCAATCATTTCAACTAATATGCCGTTCCTCATTGTGTCCTTTTTCCAACCTTATAGCATAACCTCTAATGTTTTTTAATACATCTTCTGTTATTATCTTTGCAGTTTGTGGTAATTTTTTAATTATAGCATCTATATTTTTAAAATTATGTTTTACTTTTATATTACAATTGAAATTTATCATTGTATTTTCTCCATTCTATACACATAAGTACTTCCAATTTTATTTTTATCTAGTACTTTATACTCAGGAATAAACTCCTTTGATTTTGAGATATCTTCAAACGATATTCCATTGCTTTTTTGTATATCATAATCTCTAGTCGTACGACCTTTATATGTACTATAATCCACTTCGCCAGTAGACTTTCTATCTAACTCATTGACATCTTGTTGCATGTTTATCCAAGCTTGTCCTTTATATTTCCATACTTTATCTATCTCGCCATGGTCTTCTATTTCTTCATACTCTGATATATATACTTTTGTTAAATCTCGTAATAACATTATTTAATCCTCCTTAAACCAGATTTTATAATGTCATTTCTTAATTTATCTATTATATCTTCAAATGATGTTGAAATAGAACCTTCATTTCTACTTGTTAAACCTTCTGCACCTCTGCAAAGATATATAGCTTTTGTTGCTTTCTTTATATATGGAAATAATTTTTCATCATCTTTTTGCCTATTAGAAATATCAGAGGCAATAGAACTTACTTCCTCAAATATTTCATTTAAGACTTTTTCATCATCTTTATAATTAGATGCTAAATCTGATATTATTTTATCTATATTGCTGTTTTCTGCCATTTCTATTGCCTCCTTAATTATTCTTGTGGTAAAAGAGCTAGTAAGTCTTTCTTTTTAGCATTTTCTTCAAAAGTAATTCCTTTTTCAGTTAAAATTGCTTTTATTTCTTCAACTGTTAACTCTCTTTTTGTTTCCTTTTTGGCTTTTGCTCTTATTCTTCCTATTACAGTTGCCATATTTTACTCCTATTCTGCTGGTGCATATGAACAATATACACCTGCTAATTTATTTTCATAAACATGTCCATATAAATTGTTGTTTCTATATTTGAACACATTGCTATCTCCGTTTTGGTCTTCATCTGGTGTGAAGTATTTAATAAATTGGTCCATAGCTGTTACTACTGCTGTTTTTTCTACGCATAAGAAGTTAATATCATTTGCTCCTACTGCTTTTTTATAACCATAATTTGTTTTTCCATCATTTAATGTTATTGCAGTGTACATTCTTGTTTGTGGAACTTCAATTATTGTTGAAAATCTTTCTAGAACTTTCTTTGATTTAGTTGTATCTAAATCATCAATCATTCCTCTTAATGTTGGTGTTATAAATAAAATTCTGTTTTCTGTTGAAACTTCGTCTTCGTCCATTTTGTTTGTACAAGCTCTTAATGCTGTTACAACTCCAGCACCATCTTTTAATGCTTCTTCTTTTTCTGAAATTCCTTCTACACTTGCTATTTTTGCAATTCTTGCTGCATCTGTTTCTGGAACTACTTTTGTTCTTACAAATTCTCCAGATAATTTTGCAAATGGTAATCCTAATGCTTCTTGATTATCTAATCTATCTATTCTTAAGTCTTGACTTCTTTCTTTGTCATATTTTACTGTTTCCCATTTGAAAGTTGTTGAACCTTTTGTATATCCATCATTTCTTGAGAAATCTCCTAAGCCATCCATATCTAGTTTAGCTACTTTAATTTCTCCATTTAATCCTTTTTGTACTGTTGTTTCATCTCCATCTAATATAGATGTTTTTGCTTCGTTTTTATATACTTCATCTAATTTTGGTAAGTATATTGTTGATATTTCAATATTATTCATTTTTTAATCCTCCTATTTAATTAATCCCATTGCCTTTCTTATTGCTTCATCAGCACTTGACTTATTACCAGATGGGTCTGGATTGTATGGTGGTTTTTCTTTTGACCACTCATTTACTGCTTTCTCAACAATTCTGTCTTGAATTGCTTTTATAAGCTTTGTTTTGTCTTGTAATTGCTCTGCTGTCATGTTTTCATAATCAAAAAGATTTAAAAATTCTGGGTCAAATGCTGTGTCTTGTGTTGTTGCTATTTTTAGAGCTTCATCTTTTAAATCCCTAGCATTTAATTTCCTTTGAATTTCTTTGTTTGCTTCTTCTTGTTTCTTCAATTGATATTGAAGTTTTTGAGTTTCGTTCATTTGAGCTAATTTTTCTGCTTCTGACTTTTGTGTGTCTTGTTCTAATTTCCATTGCTCTTTTAATTTTGTTTCGTGTGTTTGTATTGCTTTTTGAACTCTTCTATCAAATTCTGCTTGATATTCTTTGTTAGATAAAACATCATCAAAAGTCTGTGTTTGATTATTATCCGTTGCGTTATTTGCCCCGTTATTATCAATAGTTGTGCTATTTGTATTTTGGTTTTCGCCTTCCATATTTTCTCCTATCCCAATTTGTTCTTTTGCCCAAATTGTTACATTAAAAATTCTGTTGTTCTTTTTAGCCTGCAATCAGTAAAAAGGCATAAAAAAATAGACGCACGTCTACGTCTAAAATTTATAATTATAAAATGTTAATAACTTATTTTTGATTTACACTTTCAAGTGTATCTTTTAATACCTTATCTGGTGTATCAATTTCATTTGCAGTTTTTGTTATTTCATCTTCTATTATTGACCAAAACAAACTTACAAATGGTCTAAATATTGTAATTATAGTAAATATAATCCAATACCAAGTTGGCATTTGTAATTTTATGCTTAATATTAAAACTAATAACCACATACATTCCACCTTCTTTCCATAATAAAAGCACCTACTTGTTAGTAAGTGCTATTTTATCCCATCATATATCATTGTTAAGCTTTCTAATTGTCCTTTTCTTTTTAATTGTTCTTTCTCTTCTTTGCTATATTTAAAACTTTTAAAAACATTTTGTACTTCATTGTATAGTTTTATTATTTCTTCATTGTCCATATTTTTTGGACACTCTATAGTTCTTTCTATCAACTTTTCTATATAATCATCTTTAAACATATAATTCTCCTAATAAATTATTTAATTCAATTGCTTCATTTATTGACTTACCTACTAAATAATTTTGTATTTTATTATCAAGGAAGTCCAATCTATCAGTAACTGGTATTTTATATAATGTCCTTGCAAACTCAAAAGTATTATTTTCTATTTTTATCTTTTCATTTATTTTTGTTAAACATTCTACCCAATCATCGTAAGCAGATGTAATATTAACTAAATTTTCTTTCTTACATATTTCTTTTGTTAATAGCTCTGTTGAAGCTTCCTCTATTCTTTTATACTTTTTATATGTATCAACATCATAATAACTAATAGAATGAGCATGTAATTGTTCATGTAATATTGCATGCGGAGAAGTTGTACTTTCAATTTCTATATTACAATTCCATAGTTTTGCGTTTGCTTTTCTATTGCTTATGATAATATTCCCACTCCACTTAGATTTATTATCAGTATATTTATTGCCAACTTCATACATTTTATTTGCTATGATTTTTATTTCTTTTTTTGAATAATGTCTTTCTCCTGATGAATACAATTTTTCTTTCTTAAACTCAGGATATGTATTATTATAACTCGTTTTTTCTTGTTTTTCAACTGGTGGTAAGTACGTTATTGTACTTCTGCAGTAATGAAAATGATGTTGTATAGGTGGTAAATTTAATCCTAATACTAATCCATTACATCTAATTCTTTGTATTGTTAACTCTTTTTGTGTTTCACCATAATATCTATCAAATACATTTTCTTTGTTGATATAAAATTCTTGATTATTTAAACTATCACACATCAATGTTGTTTTATCATCTTCTACTGCTATAAATCTAACTTTTGAATTATCTTCTGCTACTTCTTTTATTCCCTCTACTTTTGCCAGATTATTTAATCCAATCATTTGTAAATCAACTGCACCTGATATCTTGCCATTATTTATATTAAGTTTTTGGTTATTTTGTCTATTTATTATTGTTTGAAACTCATTAGAATCAATTTCTAGGTCTTTTTGTTGTTGTATATTTAAAATTACTTGTTTATATATTTGTTGTGCATTATATTGCATTGTAACTTCGATATATTGTTTCCAAATTAATCCACTGTAATTTGATTTGTCTAATAATGCAAGAAATAAAGCCATCGGAATTACTGATGACTTTTTCTTTTTATCGACTTCTTTTATACCTTCTTGATAATAATAATTTACATCTTCATACATTATCTGTTTTTCTTGTTCTTCAAGTTTGTTTTGTTCTTCTATATATGAACTATAAATAAGTAATTCAAGTATTTCACTATTTTTTACTCTTGTTCTTTTATAAATATTGTTTGCTAATACAGTAAAGTAATTATTATTTTTTAATAGTCCTTGTTCTTTCCACTGTTCTATATATGTATTTATTCTTTTTTTTGTCTTATTGTCTGCTATATCAAATATATTTTCTTGTGTAAAATTAAATGTATCAAATAGTTCTTGCAGTCTGTTTTGAGTTTGTTTTGATGTTTTATTGTATAGTTGTTTTAACTGTCTCATATAATTGTTGTGTACTTCCCACATATAAAACACCTCTATTCTTTATTGATTTGTTTATTAACTACTTTTGTTTGTTCTTTTTTGTTGTCTGCTGTTAATTTTTGTGCTTTTTGTGTGTCTGTTAAATCTGTTACTTTGTTATCTTGATTATTTTCTTTATTTTCTTGATCTACTCCTGCTTGTCCCATCATTTGCGTTTGTTGTAAATTCTTTTGAATGTTTTCTTCATTTTGTTTATCTATTTTTTCAAGTTCTGAATTACTATCTAAATCATCTGGCAACATGTCAATTACACTCGCATCACTTAATAATCCTCTTAGTTTCAATGCTCGTGTTGTCTCTGTGTCTTTATCTGTTGGTAGATTTCTTTGTAAATCTATCTTTATACTTCTAAAGTCATAAGATTTGTGTTTTCTTTTATTTATTCTGTCTATGATTGTTTCCCATCTTCTTAATATTGCTTGTTTAAAGTGCTTATCTGCATCTGTTATCATTTGTTCTAATGCAAAAAACTTTCTGTCTAATGCACTAGCATTATCTGCATTTGTAAATCCTAAATCTGTTATATTAGGTACTCCACTTATCATGGCTATTAAGTCTATTAATGTCTTTTTATGATTTTCTAATGCTGTATCTTGTACATTTTTTTCAACCCAAGCAATATCACCTGTATTATCTGGTGTATAAAATACTTGCATTTTTAATAACGCTTTATCTTCTTCTTCTCTTGCTTTATTAACTATTTGTTTAGGTTGTCCGTTTTCATCTAATTCTGGATTTCCTTCTTCATCTAATTTTGTTGTCATTAAATCATTTTGTGGTGTAAAGCCTGTTATTTTTAATTTTGCATCATCATTATATTGGAATGTATTTCTACTATTTTGTATTACTCTTTCATAGGCACAAATTAAAGAGACTACCAATTCAAAGCTTGATAGTCCCATTTCATTTTCTATTGCTATACAAGGAAGCATACTCCATTTACTTTTTTTGAATTTTTGTTTATCTTCTTGTAATTTGGCGTAATCATTTGGTGTTGGCGAATAATATCTTTTACCATTTATTGTTGTTAATTCTACTATTGTTATATCTGCACCATTTTTATCTCTTTCGGTCCATTTTCTTAGTTGTCCTATTTGTTTTACTGGTGTTGAATAATCAAATATTCCTATTGTATTTAATGCACTTTGTTTTGTATATACTATTTCATTATCTTCATTCTCGTATAATACTTCATAGCATCCTCTCATTCCAAAATAATCAAATGCTAAATCAAAAAATTCTGTTGCATCATCATTGTATTTACTTATATAATCTATTAATACTTTTAGCTCTTCATCTTTGTTTGCATCTGTATTGAAAACTTTATTAAGTAACTTCTTTATTATATTTAATTTTGTTGGTTCTGATATTTTTTCAACATCATATACTGGTGCTTTTCCTGCAAAATACCCTGTTACCATTGAATTAATATAATTTTCAAATGCAACTTTTATTTTTTCATCATTTATACTTACTAGTTCAGAATTGTCTGTCTTTCTTCTTATTCTTTCATATAGTTGTTTTCTTGCGTTCCATTCTTTATCTGCTAACATTAATATTTGTGCTACACTATTTTCATTTTCTAATGTTTCTGGATTCCATTGTATCATTGTTTTCCTCCTATATTGGTTTTATATAACCAAATTGTAATTTCTTTTGATTTATGTATTTTTCTACTGCATATCTCATTGCATCCATCAAATGGTTAAAATCATCTATTGGTCTATTTATTTTGTTACCAAACTTGTCCTCATCCCAAGTATAGTTACTTATTTCTGTTATAAAGTTTACACATCTAGGGTGTATTATAATTTCAAAATCTTGTATAAATTGAATACCATTGTTTATACTGTCTTTTCCTTTTAATGCTCCTGTTATGTGTCTTAATCCTAATCCTCTTAATTCGTCTATTGACTTTGGTTCTGCACTATCTGCTGTTATTTTTTCTTTTGAATAACCCATTTGATTTATTTTGTCGTATATTGCTTTGTTACTCATTCCTTTTTGATATATTTCATCGTATACATAAATTTTTTTATTTTTTAAATCTATTGCACCACAGAATAGTGCTGTTGGGTCATTTGTATAACCAAAGTCTAACCCAAAAGCACTATCTAAGTTTCTTATTGTATTTAATTCGAATTTTTCTTCTTTCCAATTTTCATAAACCAATCCATCAACTATACCCCAGTTGCCTAATCCTGCAACTTGATATCTTCTAGGATTATTTTTCTTCATTCTTTCAAATACTTTTTTATCTGCTTCATCTAGCCACTCATTACAAAGATAATTTGTTGTCATTGCTAATATATCATTATCTTTAACATCAAAAAATCTTTTCTTTATCCAATGATGTTCATTCCAAGGATTTAGTGTTATTGTTATTTGCTTAAATAAACCTTCTGGAACTTCTCCGTCTTATGCTTTCATCTATTACATCAAAATCAGATTCTTTTGTTATTTCGTATGCTTCTTCTATCCATAGCCAACATAAAACACCAATATCTACTGATATTGATGTTACTTTTAATGGGTCATCTAATCCTCTGAAATATATTTTCTGTCCTGTAGGTTTGTATGTCATTTCTAATGGGCTTTCTTTTATTTCCCAGAAACTATCTACTTGTAATCTGTGTATTGCCCATTTCAATTCTGTAAAACAACTATCTTTTAATGTTCTAAATGTTTTTCTAATTACAAGTGTATTAGCTTCTTTATATTTCATCATATTACTTATTACCCATAATGCTGTTGTCTTTGATTTTTTACTTGCTCTTGAACCTTTGCATACTCTATATCTACATTTGCAATGCCAATACTCTGCATAACCTTTTCCAACTATACTTTGTAATGATATGTTATTTACTTGTTGTTGTGTATTTTTATTTATTATTTTATTCTGTAATATCATCTGTTATCACCACTGGTATATTTCCAGCAACTTCAACTTTTTCTTTAAATGTACCATATCTTTTTCCAAGTAGTTCTGCACATTTTGTTCTGTCTTGTAATGAAGCATCTAATCCAAATTGGTCTTTTTCTTCTCCTCGCATTACTTTTGTTAAGTATTGTAATACTTCTTCCTGTGAGGCGATTCTATTATTTTCTAGTTGTTGTAATCGTTCTTGAATGAAATAGTTAAGTTTGGTTAAGTTTTCTGCGCCTATGTTCTTTGCTGTCTTAGAACTATACCCTGCTCTCTTTGCGCTTTCTGTTGCATTTGCAGTTTCTATATAATAATCTATAAATCTTTTTTGCTTTTCTGTTAATTTATTATAATCTTTTTCATCTTCCATCTGCCTCACTTCCTTTTCTATGTTCATCTATTAGATATTTCATTACATCTATTTTGTTATAACATTCTTTTTTCTGTTTATATCTATCCTCTAATTCAAACTCATCTGTTTCTTCATTGTATATTTCTACTTGTTCCCTTTTTAATATTTGGTATTTAGTGCAATACTTACAATTCTTTTCACTATAAAATTGAAAACTATTTATTTTATATATCTGTTCTTTTATAGATAAGGCATATAATAATTTGTTTATGTTTTTATTTATGTTCATTTAATTAAGCACCTCTCTTTAATCCTATAAGGACAAAATACTTTACCTTCTCGCAAATTTGTGATTTCTAAAAAAGAACAGTTTTGGCACTGTTCTGGTAATTCACTCTTTATTTGTTTTAATTTCCATTTTTCATTATATTTTTGCTCTTCTTCTATCATCTCTAGCACTTCCTCACAACTGTCAAATTTACATACTTTGCATTTT